GGACTAGCACAAGGACCTGGTGGATGGAATACTAAGTGTAGAGAAGACATGGGTCTAATAATTGACGCAGTATTGTATGACTTAGTATATGGTACTAATCTTGAAACACGCACAGCAGCACAAGCATATACAACTGATGCAGGTGCATTACAACTTGGTTCTAATGCAACTGAAGTAACTAACACTATTGCAGCATATGTATATCTAGCAGACTTGCTCCAGGAAGTCGGCAATGATGTAGTTTCACAAACTTTATATGGCGATACAGCAATAGCTGGATTTTCAGCAACTGGTACAGTACCAGGCGGTGACGGATCTCCTGCACTAGCAGCTCATGATAGTGTTGACGCTATTAGAGCTTACTTAGATGCATATGTTGCTGCGTCAGGTACAGATGCAGACAAAAAAGATGCAGCAGAAGCTATACTTCCAGCAGTTGCTTATGGAGCAAGAACTTGGTCGTCAACTACACAGCAAGCTATATTCAATCAGTTCCAAAGTGAACGTGTTGAATTGCAAGATGCAGTTACAGCGTTTATTGAAGAAAACTTTGCTTATGTGCAGGAAAAATGTAAGAGAGATGTAGGCTATATTCTAGATGCAGTTTATTACGATATGACATATGGTGGTAACAGTGAAATATTTAGAGTTGGTAAGAGTTATTTCTCCGACGAAGGCGTAAATCAATTAAGTACACTAAGAGAAGTAAATGCAACTCAAGCAGCATACGGACACTTAGAAAGCTTAGTAGAAGCAGTTGCTATTGGTACACCAAGTGGTGTTAATGCAATTAAAAAACAGTCAGATATTGCATTTAATCCAACAACAGATGATCAAACCGCTGGCAATGCTGGTACTATTGCAGCCAAAGCACTAATAACTAATGTGCTATCTTTCTTAGATGATACTATTAATAGAACAAATGTAATTCCAACTGTATCTGAAACTACTCCAGCTACAGCTTGGGTAGCAGCTGATCTAGTAACAGCCGCAACTGCACTAACTGATGCAAAGCGTACAGTACAAGATGAAACAACAGTATTCATTGAGGAAAATTATGCTTACATTAAATCTAAGTGTGAAAGAGATATTAGATACATTGTAGATGCAGTTGCATACGACATATTCTACAGTGGTAACTCACAAGCACATCTAGCAGCAGAGCAATATTTTGACGGAGGTAATTATCAGATACCAGTTCCAACAAAGAATGCTACAGTACAGACATTTAAATATCTATTAGAAATAATGTCAGATGCTGTACGTAACATTGCTGTGTCTGCATTACAAAATAGAGTAATCCAAACTACAACTGGTGCATCTGCAACATCGTTTGAAGCAGATCGTATTAAGGACTTGTTAACAATTATTGTTAACCTAGTACAGCACGGTTACTCAAGTCAAGTTACATTTGATGTTAATATCACAACAGTACCGAGAATTAACGAAAGTGTAACATTCCACCAAACAAGTTTGATTACAGCAAGTGGACAAACATTTGAGTGGGTTGGATCTGGAACTAATATTCAATCAGCGGTTCCATACAAAGGCGGACAACCAGTTGAAGCACAACAAGTAGTGGAAAGTAACGAAGGTAAAGTTTACTTTACAAGTACTGACCAAAAAGGTGACTTCAAAATTGGTAACAGCTTAACTATTGAACGTGCGTCTGGTACGATTACTGGACAGACTTTTGATAGATCACTATTCGCGGTGTTAACACCATACATCTTGTCACTACAGTAAGAGGAAATAAATCATGGCCGAACCATTAAACGTATTTAAGACAATAACAGCAGACTTAACAACTGGGAACGAAATTGTATATACTGCCCCAGACGGAAAGACTGCAATCATATTGATGGCACAAATATCAAATGTAACAACTACAGCAGCAGCTACTAGTTTTTTACACTTTGATGCTTTCACTGCCGATCAAACAGAACTACTAGCTAATTTTGTAGTTCCAGGTAACGATGCTACAAGTCCTATCACAGGTAAACTTGTGGTAGAAGAAAATAACTCGTTACGGGCACAAGCATCAACAAACGATGCACTAGTGTTAACATTAAGCTTATTGGAGTCACTAAATGCATAATATAGGATTATTAAGTAACAGAGTCAAAAAGACTCCAGCGTTAAACGCTGAGAGTTACAGATATACATATCTTGACTTGGAAAATGCTGAACCGGATTGGGGTGTACCTGATACAGCCAAAGCAGATAACAAAGGTATTAACATTAACCGAGGCCTTGCTGCTTCGGATACACAAGGTACCAGAAACTGGGTTGTAATTGGTCCAGGTCTTAGAATTAATGGTGATGACGTTCTACTCGTTGACGAGGAAGCGTTTGTTAGTTTGACAGGGGACCAAGAATTTAGCGGTACAAAAACATTCCTTGATCAAATAGTTATTGGGTCAACTGACTCTACTGACTTAGGTGAAAGATTACGTGTAGACGGTACTATATCGGTCAATAATATCACTACACAGAATCCTGCTTTTAACTTAGTAGATACAGTTGCTGAAATTATTAACTTTGGTGGACAAGGTACTGACATCAATATCGGTTCTAGCTTTGGTACAACTACAATTAATAATGATTTAATTATTAAGGGTAATGTAACAATCGAAGGTACTGAACAAAATATGGACGGTGGTTATTATTAATAATTTAGCAAGGTTCACATATAGAAACCTTGCTAATTTTATTAACTAAATATCATAGTGATAAAAGGACGCATAGATGCCAAATAATTCATTTAAATCTGTTAACACAGTAATAACCACAGTTAACGAAGTAATCTATACAGCCCCTCCGGGCTTTACAACAATTGTGATTAATGCACAATTAGCAAACACATCAGAATTAGATGTCAATTGTACATTTAGTTACGTTGAAAGTTCTTCAGGAAGTGAAACAAATCTTATAAGAGATTTTCGTGTTAGAGGTAACCAGTCGCAATCTGCGATTATGGGACGTCTAGTTATTAACGAAAACGATTCAATTAAGTGTCGATCAAATATCGATGCACCAATAAGATTAAGCTTGAGCTTGCTGGAGACTGAGGATGTCTAGAGGAATAGGGTTACTCAGTGGTAGAGTAACTAAGACACCGCCAACAGAAGTTGAAACTGTTGCGCCGGATAGATTTACATTTATTGATGTTTCAACTGCTGAAGCAGATTTGGGCGTACCTCCCGGTGACGATTACTTTCTTACCTCTGATACAGTTGGTAACCGAGCATGGTTACCTCCAGGGTCATTAGGATTAAACGGTGAAGAAAACGAACTTGTTTTTATTAAAAACGGCGTAAGTGCATCAACTACTAATATAGAATACGACGAAGCTACTGATAGTATAAAATTTCATAATTCTTATCAGCAACGAGGTACGGCTAAAGTAATATCAGACGATAGTTCTTTTACTGACGGAGTAATTGCAACGTTTGATAAAAATTCTTTTGGTAGTGCAAAATATATTGTGCAGGCTGACACACCTTCACGTAAAAGACAAATAAGTGAACTACTTTTAGTTCATGACGGTACCAATGCTTCGGCAACAGAATTCGGTGTTATACACACTACAGACCTTCCTATCGCTGAATTTGATGTAGATATTGAAGGCGATTTAGTAAGATTATTAGCAACAAATGCTATAGATGATTCTACCGAAAATGTAAGTTTTCGTATAGTAGAAATGCTGATGCTAATCTAATAAAACAGTACATTATTATCCGCTTAAACTTCGATTGGCATAAATACCTTACAGCATGCCAATTAGGGGAGAGTGAACCGGATGGCTAATAATAAAAAGTTCGTAGTCAAGAATGGACTACGCACCCATAACATTGACTTTACAACAACAGATTTGACAAAAACCGTTCTTATGGATATTGATAATCTGGGTGATCTAAATGTTATCGGTGAGGGCAAAATCGTAGTAGGCGATTATGATGACAGCAGTAGTGTCATCGATCCTACAACCAAAATCGAGGTAATAGGTAATATTACAGCTTTTAAAGTAAAAGCTGATTTCCAGGGGGATGTGTTTGGGCAGGACTCTTCTCGACTTGTGGACTCTAATAACGGAGAGTTTAACGGATTTTTAAATGGGCAAGTAAGTAGTTTAGATAATCATACAACTGATGATCTAGATGAGGGCACACAAAATCTTTACTTTACGAAACAGAGAGCAAGACGTGAAGCAAGAATAATGGCACTGATCTTTGGGAGTAACTAATATATGTCTTTTATAAGCACGACAAGAGTAATCGAGAACAATCAAGAGGTTTTATTCGAAGGCCCATTAGATAAAGAAAGTAACGTACACACAGTTGCCATACTGAATGAAGGTGTTTCACCTAATTCTACAACCGATCCAATTAAAGTTACTTTAAGTCTTTATGACGCATCTGAGCCTGCAACAAGACCTTTTGCAATGCTAGAAGTTGCTCCGGGTACTGATGCACAGTATACTAAAGTTATAAACATACGTCCTGGAGATCAACTAAGAGCTGAAACTGATGGTGGTGAAGTCACTATTATGATCGGCGCCTTCGTTGATGAAGATACTCTAGTAACAAGTATTTTTAATATAACAGGGCAGTATGATCATACAGTTACATATCAACCATATGATGTTACATATTATCTTGGATCAACATATGTTAATACAACAGTAGATCAAACTGCTGTATATCCTACACAAGTTAATGGCGGTTGGACACCCTTAGGTTCTGGCTTTAACGCATATGGTGAATTTGATCCACTTGTATTATATCCGCCATTGTCTGTTGTTAAATGGGCTAACAATGTTTATGTTACAGTTACAGGATCTCCTATTGGAGTTTATCCAAATGATTATAACAGTACGTGGATTTCTTTCACATCATTAACAAGTGACGAGATTCCAGATACGTCTGGTGTAAGTGCAAACGTTGCCGCAAGTATTACAATACTTAATAACAGATTAAACACACTTACTACAACTGAAGTTCCAGAAGCATCCGACGCCGATTTAGAAGCAGCATCAGGATTTGAAAATGCTTACTTCACTAGAGCTCGTGCTCGTGAATCTATTAGTGTAACAGGTGACTTAATTTACGATGTTAATACTGGTGTATTATCAGCTCAAACATTAACACAAGATGATGTTAACATATTCATTGACAACAGAGTGTCAAAAGCATTTGTTGATGCACTAGGAGTTGATGCAGATACAGTTGATGGAGTTGAAGGCACAGTATTAGCACGAACTGATATATCTCCAACATTTAGTCAAAACATTATAGTTTCAGGAGAGATGCGTGGCGACTTACGTGGTAATGTATTAGCTGACGATAGTAGCATTATAATTAATCATGCTACAAAAGAAATTAATGGCCGCTTTGAAGGTACACTAATTGCAGCAAACAGTGATGTTATTTTAAATACAGGTATAGATGGTTTTGATGCTACGTTTACTGGTACTACATTTGGTGAACATAGAGGTGATGTTTTATCAGATGATTCAAATGTAATTATTGATGCTAGTTCAGGATTAATAAGCGGTGACTTAGAAGGTAACGTTACTGCAACCTTTGGTGTATCACGATTTAATGATATTATTACTGATAACATTATTGTGCAAGAAGAATTACAAGTTGCTAATATTTTAGGTAACATTACGTCGACAGGTGTTAGTACATTTAATAACGTCGACATTAACGGTGGTTATATTGATAACGCTGTTATAAACACAACTAATATTACAGGTACAACTATTATAGGTACCTATATAGAAGCACAAACTGGTGGATTTAGAGGTGATGTTCTATCTACAGGTACATCACGCTTTAACGATTTGATTGTTACAGGCGACCTAACATTTAATACATTAGAGGTACAAGCACTTGCTGATTTTAAATCTCTTGTAAATATTGACGGTGGACTAACTGTCGGAGGAACTCTTAACGTTACTGGTGGAACTACATTTGGTAATATTAATGTTACTGGTGGACAAATTAGTGGCGTTACTTTAGGTAGTGGATCTTATCCGGTTGACATTGTTGCAGATGATGTAACAATTTTAAATTCATTTACTGCTACAGATGTTACTGCTGAATTTTCGACACTAATAGTTACAGACGAAATGACAGGTGATGTTAACGGTAACTTGAGAGGAAACGTATTATCACAAGATGGTACAACTGTTATAATAGATGCATTTGCTGGAATTATCAGAGGCGACTTAGTCGGCGATACGGCAGGACAACACACTGGTAATGTTGACGGTAATGTTGTAGGTAATGTAACAGGTAATGTTACTGCTGCTGCTGGACTATCATCGTTCTCTAGTATGAATGCACAAATTGGTGATATTGCTGCCCTTGAAGCAGGCTCGTTAACAGTTACTGGTGCAGCAAGTTTTACAGGTGATCTAACATTTGATACACTACAGATTGCGTCATTATCAGTTAATAACACATTGACAGTTTCTGGTATTTCAACTCTTGGATCAGTAGACATTGGCGGCGGTACAATGGATGCTGTAACAATCGGTGGCAATGTGCCTGCAAGTGTTACTGGTACAATTTTTACCGGTGACAAAATGTTTGCTGATTTATTTACAGGTAGTCTAAAGGGTGTCGTAGAAGGATCAGTTGAAGGCGACTTATACGGTAATGTTCTAGGATTAGATAGTTCAATCGTTCTAAATACAAGTACTGCAAGAGCTTCATTAGATGCTGATGTTACTGGACAAATTGATGCAACGTCAAATGGTGGTGGCGAAAGTAGATTTGATGATATAACCATTACTGGTGTATTTTCGCTGCAAGGCGGCGGCCAACTTACAGGTGATCTAACAGGTAATGTTACAGGTGATGTTACAGGTGATATATATGCAAGTAACGGAGATAAAATTTTAGAAGCAGGTAACGGAACATCTATTCCTGCAAAATTAACAGGTAATGTCGAAGGCGAAGTATTAGGTACATTTACTGGTACGGCTTCTGGAGACTTTACAGGTGATGTATTTGCTTACGATTCGACTAAAATGGTTGATGCGTTTTCTAATATATTAAAAGGTGATTTAGTTGGTAACGTAAGTGGTAATGTTTTAGGCGATTTAACAGGTAATGTTAACACTGCAGGAACGCAAAGTGATGGTTTCTTTAGAAACTTAACAGTTGAAGATACACTTACATTCCCGTCATTGAATATTTCGACAATTGATTCAGATAACATTCAGGTTGATAATGCAATATTAGATGTTGTAACAATCGGCGCTGGTATAACTACTGGTACAATTGACAACACTACTATTGGTGCTACAACTCCAAGAGGTGGTGTATTTACTACACTACAAGGTGCAATCATTGAAGCATCGACTGAATTTAGAGGTAACATTGTATCATCAGGATCTTCTAGATTTAACGAGCTTATTGTCACTGGCGATTTTGTAGCAAACTTACGTGGTGATATTATTGCTGAAGATTCAAGTGTAATTGTTAACAATGCAACAAAAACATTTTACGGAACACTACAAGGTACAACGGTTGGAACACTACAAGGTAATGTTATAGCAACTTCAGGTCTAAGCGAATTTAATAGTATAAATGTAGCACAAGAAATATCAGGTACATTAAGAGGTGATGTAGTTGCACCTGATAGTACATTGTTAATTGATATATCTAGTCAAAATATAAACGGTAATGTAATAACAGCAACAGGTGGATTTAGTGGAGAGCTTACTGGAACACTAGTAGGAGATATCAAGGCCACCGGCGGCCAAGTTATTTTAGATTCGGGTACTGACGGCACAGATGCAACATTTGCAGGAAACGTAACAGGTAACGTTTTAAACACATTAGGTGAAACAGTATTAGATGCTAATGCTGAAAGACTTACAGGTACATTAGCAGGTAATGTATATGCAATAGACGGAACATCACAAATACTAGACTCGGGTACAGATGGTACCGATGCTGTATTTACTGGACAAGTAATCGGAGATGTTACTGGTAATGTAACAGCTTCGTCGGGTGTTTCTAACTTTAATAATATAGTTATTGCCGAAGAAGCAGTAGGTAATTTTAAAGGTAATGTTCTTGCAGCAGATAGTTCTGTGCTTGTTAATTATCTTGATTCGTCAATTACTGCTGCTTCAATTACAGCAACAGGTAATTTTGAAGGTGATGTAATCGGTAATGTTGATACAAGAACAGTTGATGTTAACACAAGAAGTTATTTCCAAAATATCACAGTGTTGGGCGAAATTGACCTTAGTGGCGCATCAGGTAATATTACTGCTGATATTGAAGGTAATTTAAAAGGTAACGTTGTTTCTACAACGGGTGATCCTAATGCTGCTGATATATTATTGTTAGATGCTGCCGGTAGAGCAATTCTTAATATGGCATCGATTAGTTCTAATGAATTTACTGGTGACGAATTCATAGGTGACTTCCTTGGAGATTTATATTCTGCAGACGGATCATTTAGAGTATTAGATACAGGCGCAACAGGAAACCAAGCATATTACATCGGTGATATGAGAGGTAATGTACAAGGTAACTTACTTGGTGATGACTCGTCAGTAATTGTAAATTTTGCTTCAGGAGATGTTAACGGTAGAGTAGTTAGTTCTTCTCAAGGATTTCAAGGTAAAATTGAAGATCCTAACAGTAATATGTCCTCTCTGTATGACTTAACAATTCGTAACAACTTATTTGTTGAAGGCACAACTACCACAGTTAATACTGATAACTTAGATATTAAAGATAACACAATTGTTTTAAACAAAGGTCAGAGCACCGGAGTTGTTGGTGTTGTACTAGGTACAGCAGGTATACAAATTGATAGAGGCGACGGCGTAGATGCAAATCTACTTTGGACAGAAGATGGAAGCGCAGGATATTGGGACTTTACAAATACTGCTGAAGTAAGAGGCGCATTCAAAGGTAATGTTACAGGTGATGTTTATAGTCCATTTAATTCAGGAACTCCTATCCTAGATACAGGTACTGCAACTTTACCTGCTACATACATAGGTAATGTTGTAGGTGATATAGAAGGTAATGTAACTGTTGGCGCAGGCCTGTCTAGTTTCTTTAGTGTAAATGTTGAAGAAGAAATTGCTGGTAATTTACGCGGTAACGTATTAGCAAACGACAGTACTAAGATTATTGATTTTATTAACAGTAACATCTATGGTGCTACAATTTCAGCAACTGCTGGATTTAGTGGTGATGTATTCGGTAATATCGATGCTAGAGGAGAAAGTTCTGCAAGTTACAGTTATTTCCAAAACCTTAGTGTATCAGGTGACATCCAATTTGATAGTTTAAACATTGCTACACTTGACGTAGGTACTGATTTAAACGTAGGCAACAATCTAGATGTTACTGGTCAAATTACAGCAGGTAGTGTGGATATTGCTGGTGGTGCGATCGACGGCACAATTATAGGTTCGACTGTTCCTGCTGCCGCTAGTGTAACTACGCTTACAGTAACAACTGGTGATATTAATGTTACTCAAGGTACTATTAATATTACACAAGGTAACTTGAGTGCTGATACTATTTTTGCTGTTACTGATTTTAGAGGTGACTTGGTAGGTAATGTTACTGGTAGTTTGTCAGGTGGTACGGTTACAGGTGATGTTTATGGTAATCTTTATCGTCCAGGCGGCACTACTCCTGTTCTTAATACTGGTACAGGTGGAGTTGAACCTCGACTATACGGTAATGTAACTGGTAACATTACAGGTGATTTATTAGGTGATGTAACAGGTAACGTACAGGGTGTATTATATGGTAGTGTTATAAGTGAAGATAGTACAACAACTATTGTTAATGCTTCGTCTGGATTAATTACAGGTGATATTAATTCATCAGGTACATCTACTTTTAACAATATTGTTGTTGAAGGCGCATTAGATTTTACGACATTTGCTCTTAACGAAATTACAGTTAACACACTACTACAAGTTGATGGTACTGCTAACTTAGCAGTGGCAAACATATTTGCTGGTGATATCGACAATACTAGAATAGGTTCTACAACTCCGTCGACTATCAGAGGTACTACTATTGAAGCAACTACTAAGTTTGTTGGTGACATTGCAGGTGAAGTAGACGGTAACGTTACTGGAGACTTAAGAGGTAATATAATAGGCGAAGATAGTTCGGTTATTGTAGATAATGATCTTAAAAGATTTACAGGTAACTTACTTGGCGATGTATATGCAACTGACGGTGTGTCACTATATACTATTTTAGATTCTGGTACTGACGGTACAGATGCATCTATAATTGCAGATGTTAAGACACCGTTAAATGCAACTATTGTCGATACAAGTGCTGCTACTGTTACAGCAACAGGCGGCTTTACAGGACAAATAGATGCATCAGCTCCAGGTACTTCGCAATTCCATACAGTAACTATATCAAGTAATTTAAGTGTTCCAGGAACAGTAAATGTCACTCAAACAGTTGAAGCAACCGGTGGTATCGAAAATACTCCAATAGGCGCAGGAAATACAGAATCAACTGGTGCGTTTACATCTATTACTACAACTGGAGCTGTTACTGTTGGCGGCGACTTAATAGTACAAGGTAATACAGTTACACTAAACACTTCAACATTAGATGTTGAAGATTTGAATATTACTGTTGCAAAAGGCGCTACAACCGCTGCTGCTGCGGACGGAGCAGGTCTAACAGTTGATACAGCAGGAGCTTGGATACAATATAAGAATCCAAGTGATCAATGGCGCTTTAATAAAGATATAGATTTAACAACAGAAAACGTAAGATTATTAGGTAACGTTACTTCAACTGGGGTTTCAAACTTTAGTGGCACAGCAAACTTTAGTGGCACAGTTGATATGGCAGGCGCAACAATTAATAATTCGACTTTCCAAAATATGGATGTTGCAGCAACGTCAGAGTTTAGCGGAAATATGACATTAGATACTGCTGCAAACTTCACAATGATAAATGCTGCTGGCACTCCAGTAACAGTATTTGCAATTGACGGATCAAATGGCAACACTACTATTTCACAAGGCGGACAGTTTGAAATATTAGATGCAACATCTGCTTCAATGTTTAGTATCGACGGCGGCACAGGTAACACATTAGTTACAGGTACACTTGGTGTAGACGGCATAGTCAGTATTAATGATACAACAGGATCTACTACAACAACAACAGGTGCGCTAATTGTAGACGGTGGCGTAGGTATAGCAGAAAACTTATATATAGGCGGCAACTTAGATGTTGCTGGCAACGCAGTTATTTCAGGAAATTTAACTTTTGGTGATGCTGCAACTGATACGGTAGCATTTGGTGCTGACATTAACAGTAGTATTATTCCGGATATAAACAACACATACGATTTAGGTAGTTCAGCACAGGGTTGGAGAGAACTTTATCTTACACAAAATATTAACTTCAAAGGTGCAACAGGCCAAAATGAAATCATTGTTCCAACAAATTTATTTGATGCTTTAAGTATCAAAGACGATGCTAATACAAGTATAATTGACGTTGAAACAACCACAGGTGCTCCAGTTGTAAAAATTAACCCAGATACAACAATTGCTGGTACTCTTGATGTTACCGGTGAAACTACATTAGCAAGTGCAATTATTAGTGATATAGATCCAAATAGAGTTATACTATCAGGTGGTAGTAAAGAAATAAGTTACAGTGACCAATTTACATATTCAGTAGGCGCTGGAACAATTGATGTAGATATTACCGGTAGTTTAGCAGTTGACAACTTAACGTTTGATGGAAATACAATTTCAAGCACAAATTTAAATGGCGCTATTATAATTGATCCGCAGGGTGCTGGTGTAGTTACAGTAAGTGCTAATACAACAATAAGCGGCACATTTACAAGCACAGGACTTGCAAGTTTAGATAACGGTATTGATGTTAATGGTGCTGCGTTTACAGTTTCTAACACAGGTGCAGTTAATACTACATCAACATTAGATGTTGCTGGTCTTGCATCACTTGATGGCGGTATTGATGTTGACGGTGCATTTACTGTAGCAAATACAACGGGTAATATTACAACGTCAGGCACACTAGATATAACAGATACAACTATTTTAAGAGATACAGTTGGCATACAAGGTATTACAACTATAAGTAATGCTAACGATGCATCTAATGCAACTTCAGGCGCACTAATAGTTTCAGGCGGTGTAGGAATTGCTAAAAAATTATTTGTTGCTGGTGACTTTGAAATTGGTACAAATAAATTTAATGTAGCAGCAACTACAGGTGATACAGACGTAGCAGGTGACTTTACTGTTACTAGTGGAACAGCATTCTTAGATGGTGGCATTAATGTTGATAGTGGTGCATTTATTGTGGCAAATACAACAGGTGATATCACAACCCTCGGTGATATTAGTATAGCAGATAGTAAGAAGTTACTAATTGGTACAGGAAACGATTTAGAAATCTTCCATGATGGTTCTAATTCTTTTATTAAAGATGTTGGTGCAGGTAATTTAACAATAGCAACAGATGTACTAACACTTACAAAGGGTAACGGTACTAAAACAACAGCAGTATTAGATGCAGATGGTGCAACTGAACTTTATTACAATAATACAAAAAGATTTGAAACTACACTTGTAGGAGCAGATGTTACCGGAACATTCAACACTTCAGGACTTGCAACTTTAGATTCGGCTGTAATATCAGATTTACCTGCTAACAGAATTGTATATACAAGTGGTGCAAATGGTAGACTAATTAGCACAGCAGATTTTGTAATAGACGGCACATCATTAAATGTAGGCTCAAATAATTTTGTTGTTACAGCAGCAACAGGTAACACTGCTATAGTTGGTACTTTAGACGTAACTGGCGAAACAACAGTAGGTAACTTAGTTGCTGACGATATAAAGTTAGGCGATGGCGAAAAGATACAATTTGGTAATGCACAAGATTTAGAAATTTATCACGACGGATCTAATAGTTATATACATGAATCTGGTGCAGGAGGGTTGATCCTAAGATCTGCCAACTCAATTCTTTTCCAAGACGCTACTAGTACAAAAACAGCCATGTCATTAACTGCTGGCGGTGGCCAGATATTATACCAGAATAATGTTCAAAGATTTAGGACTAGTACCGTTGGTGTACTCATAACAGGTACTGCTGATATCTCTGGTGATTTAGATGTTGGCGGCAGCGTTAACATTAACAACCAGTTTACTATAGCAGCATCTACAGGTAACACACAAATTGATGGAACTCTTATAGTAGACGGATTAACTACACTAGATGGTGGTATTACAGCAGACGGTGGTGTGTTTACCGTAGCAAATACAACAGGTAATGTTGCTACAAGTGGCACGTTAAATGTAACAGGCGACACAACTTTAAGTACACTAACTGCAACAAGTGATGTAACGGTTCAAGGTGATTTAACAGTTGAAGGTAACTTAACCACTGTTAATGCTACAGAAATAAATGTATCTGATAAGAATATTACACTAGGCGGCACAACTACAACATTGAGTGCGCTAAACAATAGTGGAATTACTATAGGTGGAACATTAGGAGCAGGATCAAATCCTGCACTAACTTATACATACACTGGTGTTTCTCCGAATCAGGTAGAAAGATTTAATTTAAATAGAGAATTAATCGTTGATAAGGTACACGGCGATGTAAAAGGGAATGTTTATGCATCAGATGATACAAGTATTATTTTAAATGCAGGCACTAATGGCAACGATGCAATATTCAAAGGTGACGTTTATAGTACAACTGATACATTAATCATAGACACTGGTGCAAGTATAGACGATGCAACATTTTATGGAAATATAGATCTTAGAACAGAAACAAATTACGGAAATACTCCAAGCACAGGTACTACTTCATACTTTAACAATTTAGATGTTGCCGGTACACTATCAATGGCAAATGCTTCAATAGGCACACTGTCTGGTAACTTAGTTGGAGATATATATGCGTCTAACGGAACAAGTTTAATATTAGACAATGGTACTAATGGAACAGATGCATCATTCCAGGGTAGTATTAAAAATGACAACGGAACAGTAATTATTCAAAATGGTTCGACAGGAGTTGCAGCAACATTTACTGGTAAATTAGTAGGTGATGTAGATAGTAGCGGCATATCATATTTTAACAATATGTATGCTAACGTTATTAACGCATTCTTAGACGGTGACATTTCGGGTAGTGTACTAGGCGAAGATAGTGTAATGATGCTTGACGCCGGCGCTAGAACACTTAGCGTTACTGATGTGCAAACAAGTACAATTACTGCATCATCTTACCTATCAGGCGATGTGCGCGGCGATATTTACAACGATGACGGCACTCAAAAAATATTAGAGACAGGCGGCACAGCAACAAATTCTGCTATCTTTACTGGTAGAGTTGATGCGTCAACTGCAACTAACACAACATCTAACTTTAACAATGTTGACGCAACAGGTATATTTACTGGTGTATTAGGCGCAGTAGGTAATACTGCTAATGCATTTGTGAATGATCTAGCAGTAGATAGCATAGCAACATTTACTGGTGTTGTTAATGCTCTTACATCAGCTGTTAATATTAATTCTGTAAACATAGATGGCGGAACAATAGACGGAACAGTTATTGGCGCAGCGACTCCAGCAGCAGTCACAGGTACAACTGTAACTGCAAACACAGGATTTGTTGGTGACATCACAGGTGACATCACTGGAGACTTAGACGCAAGAGGTCTAGGCGGTACAACGTTCATTGATGATTTAGTTATGGGTCCAGGCACAAATGCTGCTATAGATACTGCAACAATTACTACACTTAATGCTTCTACTCTTGTTCTAACAAACTTAGCACTAAGTGGAGATTTAGACGTACTTACTGGTACAGGTACATTCCAAAACTTAGAAGTTACTGCTGGCGGCAACATTGTAGGACTTGCTACTCTAGGTACAAGTGCATCACCAGTAGCAAGTTCAGTAATTACTACAATTGATGTTAGTGCAGGTGATATAGTTGGCCTGTCTACTCTAGGTACAAGTGCATCACCAGTTGTAGCAGCAGACATAAACACTGCGGTTATAGATGATGTAACTAGTGTTACAGTAAGAGCTGATAACTTTACTATTACTAATACAGGCGATGCTGCTCATAAGTTCACTGGTCCGTTAGAAGGTAATGTTACAAGTGCTGGAACAAGCACATTTACTGGTACAGTAAACTTATCAAGTGCATCTGTTGTACTTGCTGATAACCAACTAAGTGGTGATAAAATAGACGGTGGTGTCATAGGCAACGCTGATCTGTTAGGCAACGGAACAGGTAACACAATTAGCGGATACGATATCACAGTAACAGGAGCACTTGACTTAACTGGAGCAACTGTAACATACGATAACGATTCGATATCAGGTGATAAAGTATCTGGCGGTACTATTGATTCTGCAAATATAACTGGCGCCGCAGGTAAAACACTTGACGGATATGATATTACCGTAGGTTCTGGCAGAACATTAACTGTAGACGGAGCAACAAGTGTTGCAACATTAGCAGCATCTGCACTTGCAGAATTAGACGGCGGTTTCAACGTTAATGACGACTTTGTTGTAGATGTAGATGGTAACACACGTCTTAATGCAGCAGCTAATTTTGAAATTTGGAATGCAGCAGGAACACCTGTAAAAGTATTTGATATTGTTGGTTCAACAGGCGCAACTACTATTACAAATACCTTAGACGTTGTTGGTCCAGTATCTATAACAACAGGAACAGGAAGCACAAGCACATCTACCGGTTCACTTATTGTTACTGGCGGAGTAGGCATAAGTGAAAATGCATTTGTCGGAGGCGATCTAGATGTTGCAGCAAATGCACAACTTGGCGGCACTTTAGATGTTGACGGCGTAACAAATATTAATAATACATTAACTGTAGATTCGTTAGCAAGTTTAGACGGCGGCATTGCAGTATCAGACGGTGCAGTAGGCGATGCATTTACAGTTGCAGTTACTACAGGTAATGTAGTAACAACAGGCACATTAGATGTAACAGGTTTGTCATCACTAGATGGCGGCATTGATGTTAACGGGTCTAACTATACAGTATCAGCAGCAGGCGCAGTAACACAAGCAAGTACACTAGATGTAAGTGGAGATGTTACACTATTACAATCTGCAAACTTTGAAATCTTTGATGCAGGTGTTGGTAGTAATTCTACATTTGCTATCAATGGTGCTGATGGTAATACACAAATAGCAGGTACGTTAGGAGTAGACGGCCTAGCATCGTTAAATGCAAGTTTGACTGTTACTGGACTTACAACAACTGATACAGCAGTAGTTAATAACACTCTTGATGTAACTGGCGCAACAACATTAGACGGAACATTTGCTGTACAAAATGCAGGTGTAGATGTATTTACAGTCGCTGATGCAACAGGAAATACAGTAATTTCAGGAACACTTCAAGCAGGTAATACTACTGTAGCAGACGTAACTGCAACTGGAACTGGTACTGTAACTGGTAACTTTGATGTAAACACAACTGCATTTACTGTTGCAGCAGCAACAGGTAACACTGCTATACTTGGTGACTTAGCAGTTAATACAACAGCTCTTACAGTAGCAGCAGCAACAGGTAATACTACAGTAGGCGGAACATTTGATGTAGCAGGTGTTACAAACTTTAACGATACTACAGGAAGCACATTAAGTACTAATGGTGCAGTAATAATTGACGGCGGCCTAGGCGTTGCAGAAAATATTAATTTTAGCGGTGTATTAAAGACAACAACCGCAACAGCAAGTACAGATACCGTAACAGGATCAATTGTTACCGCAGGCGGCGTTGGTATAGCAGGCGCTTTAAATGTTGGTGGTGTAACACATATTTCTCAAACAGTAGATGCAACTTCAGCAACTGATGGTGCGTTGTTCGTAGACGGTGGCGTTGGCATTGCTAAGAAACTATTTGTTGGTACTGATTTAGATGTAACTGGTTCAGTACAAATTGATACAGATCTAAATGTTACTGGAAATACTGTAATAACAGGAAATCTAACAGTTAACGGCGCAAGTACAACAATTAATGCAGCAACACTAGATGTTGAAGATAAAGATATACGTGTTGCAAGTAATGCAGATACACTACTTGGAGCAAATAATGCAGGCTTAATAATTGGTAGTACTAATGTTGGTGATATAGCAAATGGCGGCAACGCAGGTGAAACAAATGTTACATTTACATATAATGCTACAGATGATAGTTTAGACAGTAATGTCGATATACAAGCGCCAACATTTATTGGTAATTTAACAGGCGATACTACAGGAAGCGCAACTATAGGTGTTGGCAAAACTCTTGACGTAGACGGAGCATTTAATGTTAATGCAAGTTCTGGTAATTTAGATAATGTAGTAATTGGCGGAGTTACTAGAGCAGATGCAAGTGTACATACTCTAACTACAAGAAACATTAATGTAGATTCAGGATACGATGTTACCCTTGCAAGCGGAGATGTTACAATTACTGCTGGTGACTTTGTTGCAACAACAGGTAATATTAGTGCAACTTCAGGAACTATATCCGGTGATATATTTGTTGCAGGAACAGAATTTAGAGGCGATTTAACAACTGTAGACGGCGGTACTGGTGTTAACTTATTTGAGTCAACAGGCGTAGCAGTAAGTACAGGTAACATTACAACTACAACAGGTGACTTTACAAGTACAAGCGGAGACTTTACTACAGGCTCAGGAAATATTTCAACAAGTAGTGGTGATATTACTACTACAACTGGTGATATTAATGGCCAAATTATTACCGCTAACACTAAGGTTATAGGACAACTAGGTACTGATGCAAGTACAGCAGCAGACATGAATGATGCGTTTGTAGCAACACTTTATTCTAATACAACTATAACATCAAGTGGTAATACAAGTGTAGGAGGCAACCTTACAGTAACAGGTACTTCTGACTTTGATGATGCTGTAACTATTTCAAATAACTTAACAATTAGTGGACCAGGAGGCGTTGATGCGCAGGGCAATCCAAATAAATCTACAGCGACATTCCAAAACATTGTTGTTACAGGATCATTTACAGTTGATACTCTAACAATTGATGACTTTACTGTTGGTGATGAATTATTTGTGTTAGGTGATACTGCACTATCAGGCAACTTAACAGTTAACAGTGGTGTAACAACATTAAGCTCAGTTGATATTGCAGGCGGTGCAATAGACGGTGTTACAATTGGCGGCGACGGTGTAACACCTGCTGCAAATATCACAGGTGCTGCGTTAACAGGTACGTCTTTGACTACTACAACAGGTAATATAGTACTAAACAGTGGTAACTTAGTTGCTACACAGGGTAATATTACAACTACAGCAGGTGAGATAAGATCACCAGTTGGTGGCTTTGTAGGTCAAATTGATGCTACTGCAACAGGTACATCAAGTTTTGACAATATCTTAGTAAATGATGATTTAACTGTAAACGGTAAAGTATTTTCAGTAGCAAGTGCTGCAAGTGGATTTGTTGGAGATTTATATTCTAACAATTCAGGTGGCACTCCAATAAAAATTCTACAAGCAGGTACTACACTAGGCACTGCAATGTATACTGGTAATGTTACTGGTGTTGTAGGCGATGCCGCAAACAGAAATACTGCTCACTTTAGTACAATAAATGCAACACAAGCTGATTTAGCATCTGTTGATATAAATGCTGGTACAATTGACGGAGTCACATTTACAGCAGGTACATTAGTAGATACACCAATTGGACAAACAGGAACACCACAAAACGCTACAGTAAGTAATCTTGTAAGTAATACAATTAGAGTTAACAGCAGCACTGCAAATACTATAGACGGTGTTACAATTGGTGATACACAGCGTAGACCAGGTAACTTTACTACTTTAAATGCAAACACTAGTATTACAGTAGGTGCAGTAGCAGGTAGTATAAACTCAACACCAATTGGTGATAGTATTGCATCTACGATAACAGGAACTACAATTGCAGCGTCTACAAGGTTTGAAGGTGTCCTTCAAGGTGATATACAATCAACATCAGGTGGTGTTGGATTACCTGCAGGTGCATTATTAATAGATTCAAGTACTAGAAATATTTCTAATATTGTCGATTTTACCTCAGAAACTGTGCAAGCAACAACAATCACAGCTACCCAAACAACAAATGGTTTCCAAGGTGATTTAACCGGTGATGTAATAGGACAAATTGGTACAACAACACTTTCAGATAGAAACAACGCATTCTTCACCAATGTAGACATATTAGGCGATCTTGATATAGATGGCGACATTACACTTGCAGCGACACATACAATTACTGGTATAATAGACGGATTAGCTGGTACAGATATAACAGGTGCATTTACGCTTGAAACAGGTCAAACAGCAGACTTGTCAGGCGGTACACTAACACTTGCTAATGATCAAATTAGTGGCGACAGCATTGAAGGCGGCACCATAGGTAACATTACTATAAGCAATCTTACTTCGCCTAACATAATTATTACTGGTGGTACACTCCAAGGCGTTGATGCAACAAGTTTCGATATCGATGGCGGCACTATTATTAACACTTCAATTGGTCAATCTGGTTCTGCACAGAACATTAAAGGTGCTACAATCGAGTCTACTACTGGATTTGTAGGACAAATTAATGCTACTGGTGGCAGCGGAGGTACATCAAACTTCGATATAATTACTGTTGCAGGCACAAGTACATTTACAGGAAATGCAACATTTGGCAATTTAAGTGGTGCGCTTACAGGATCATTTACCGGCGGCGCAACTATTACAAGTGGTACATTTAGTAATATACAAATTGCAAGTTCTACACAAATTAATTCTTCGGCATTTATTGGCCCATTGTCAGGTGATGTTACCGGCGGCGGAACAGGCACAGTTAGTACCTTTAATAGATTAAACGTACAAGGTGGCCCAACAGAAGCTTCTCAAATATCAAATCTAACTGTGGGTACGTTTGCAACTAACGCTGCAACAATTACTGGTGGTAATATTACAAACACTACTATCGGTGGTGCAACTGGTACAGGTAGTTTCCCAGGATACTTTAGTTTAGTAGAAGCAACAGGCGCTATTACAGCAGGAACACAGTTTATAGGAGATATGAATAATCCTAATACTGTTAACCAAGATGATTCATCAGCTGACTTTACACAAGGTTATTTTACTAACTTACGAGTTAAGAATTTTGAAACTGATACTATCATAATTAACAGTGACCAAGAATTTAGTAATGTTTTGATTACTGGTGACTTAACAGTAAACGAAGATGTGCTAATAAAAGGCGATTTAGAAGTTGAAAAAAACTTTATTACAGTTAACAAAAACGAAACAGGTAATTCGGGTATTAGTGGCGCTGGTAACGCAGGTATAATTTTTGAACGTGGTAACGGTGTTGGTATACAAGATGCAAGTCTTATATTCAGCGAAAGCGGCGGCAATCCTGAATATGAATTTAGTCAATTTAAAGTTCTTGCAGAAGAATTTCAAGCACCTTTATTTTCTGGAAACATTACCGCAGTCTTAGGTACCTCTACATTTAATAATGTTACTGTAAGTAACTCTGCTAACTTAGGAAACAGCGTTACTATCGCTGGCGGCAATATAGATAATACTGTAATAGGTAATGGAACTCAAGCAAGCATCGACGGTACGACAATTAAAGCACATGTTGAATTCCAAGGAGACTTAGATACTACTAACGGTGTTACTGGAAATATTGATACCATTACAATGGATGCAACTGGACTTATTACTGCACGAGCAGGTCTTGATGCAACTGGTGGAACAATTGACGGTGAAGGAAGATTTACTACAGGTACAACTATTGACGCTGGTACACATATTAGAAATACACCAATTGGTGTTGACGTAAGCGGTATAAGTGGTAGAGCAGTAGGTTACTTTAATGCCTTAGAAGCTACTACAATTATTAGTACACTGGGTATAACTGGCAATATTACTGGAGATGTAACAGGTAGTATTGATGATAGAAATACAATCGGTGAAGTTCCTTTAAATCCGCCTGTCTTGACAGAAAACTTAAATATGAATCTATCGCAATTTGATAGAGTAAGTGTACTAGGTCATCTTACAATGGGTACAGATACATATATTAAAGCTGTTAACCTAGATGTTTCTGGTATCTTTAATGTTAACGATTTAGATATCGGTGCTACACTTGATGTTGCTGGTAACTTTACTGTAGGTAGTGGAACACCTAAAAAATTAGATGTCAATGCTGCTACAGGTGCAATGACACATAATGGTGCATTTACAACGTCTGGAACTGCAACATTTGATGGTGATATTAATGCAAATGCTAATGTAACAGTAGGCAGCGATGCAGCAGACGAACTTATTATAAATGCTGTAATCGATAGCGATATTTTAATTAAAACTGATGGTGCTTATGACATTGGTACAGTTTCAACACGTTGGGGACATGTATATGCTGATAATGCAACATTTACAGATGATGTTGCTATAGGTGGAAATTTAACAGTTACAGGATCAGTAACCCAAACTAATGTTGATCAAATCAACATTGCAGATAACATAATTGTTCTTAACGGACAAGAATCATCAACTCAAATTTCAGCAGGTACTGCTGGTATACAGATTAGTAGAGGTACTGGAAGCGATGCATCGTTCTTGTATGATGAAGGTTTAAATTCCTGGACACTTACAGGTGCAACAAGTAAATTAACTGTTAATGAAGTTAGAGCTGATATTGAAGCCACTGACGGAGCAACTATAGTAGATATTTCAGCAAAATCAATTGATATGTCTGCTGTTGATACAGATGCGTTAACAGTAAATCAAGGCGCAACGATAGGCACAACATTAGTAGTTAGCGGACTATCTACACTTGCAGAAGCAAAAGTACAAGACTTAGCACAAGATCATATTCCATTAGCAGGACTTGACGGTAGACTTAACACAAATGCAAACTTTAGATTTGACGGCGTTGATCTTGATATAGGTGCTGCTGGTTCAGAAACATTTAAAGTAGCAGTTGCATCAGGAAACACTGACATACAAGGTACACTTTTTGTAGATAAACAAACTACTATAAAAGGCAATAACCTAGGTGCAAGTAGTACAACAACAGGTGCATTAGTAGTTCAAGGCGGTATTGGTATATCTGAAAATATACATGCAGGAGGCACTTTAACATTAACTGGACTTGCATCACTAGCATCTGGTATAAATGTTAATAATGATTTTGTAGTAGATGCAGACGGCAATACTGACTTGTCAAGTGGTGCAACACTAACAGTTGACGGTGAAGTAAACTTTAATGGCGGTATTGTAATGGATACTGACAGGTTTACTGTAGCAAACGGTTCAGGTAACGTTGCAACAGCTGGTACGCTTCAAGTAAGTGGAAATAGTATACTAACAGCACTTATTACATCAGGAATAGCTTCATTAAATGGAGGCATTGAAGTAGACATAACGAAGTTTACTGTAGACGGCGGCACAGGCGCTGTTGTTACACAAAGTACTTTAACAGTTGACGGTACAACTACGCTTAATTCAGATCTATCTGTAACAGGAAGTAACGATATAAGAATAGTTGACGCTCTTACTGCAAATGTATTTGAAGTAAACGGAACAACAGGCGCAACATTAATTACAGGTAACCTTACAATGGACGGATCTGTAGGCGCAGGCAATCTTGACATAGGCGGTAACTTTACAGTAGCAAATGCAACAGGTAATACAGACATAACAGGTACATTAGATGTAACTGGTGATACTACAGTAGATGTGTTTAGTGCAGGTACAAGTACATTAGGTACAACCTCTATCACTGGCACAACTCTATCAGTAGGTTCTGACTTTACTATAATAGGAGCAAGCGGTGTAACTGAAATAGGTGGTATGTTAAGTGCAGATGGCGGTATTCAAGTAAGAAATACTGCTAATACTGCTGAAGCATTTACTGTTTCACTTGGCACAGGTAATACTAATATAGTAGGTACACTTGATGTAACTGGTACAACTACTGTACACGATTTAAATATTACTGGTGCATTAGGTGTAACAGAAGGACTAACAGTAACCGACGACTTTAGTGTTAATGGAAACTTTGTAGTAACTGCTGCAAATGGTAACACACAAGTTGACGGAACTCTTACAGCAGACGGTGACTTTAACATTAACAACCAGTTTACTGTAACAGCAACTACAGGCGCAACGAATATTGCAAGCGGTCCGTTAACAGTTGGCGGATTAACTACACTTAACGGTGGTATTACAGCAGACGGTGGTGTGTTTACCGTAGCAGACGGTACTGGTAGTATTGCTACAAGTGGCACGTTAAATGTAACAGGTGCTACAACTTTAAGTAGTGCATTGAGTGCAGACGGCGGCATCGAAGTAAGAAACACAGGCAACACAGCAGAAGCATTTAGCGTACAAGCAGGTAGTGGTAATGTAGATACTGAAGGTACATTGGATGTAGGTGGTGATGTTACTATAGGAGCTAACACAGTTACTATAGACGCTGGAAACGGAAATACAATTATTGCCGGGACATTAAATGTAAATACAAGCGCAACAGTAGCATCGTTACGTGTGTCAGACTTAACTACAGTTAATGCTGTATTACTTGGCCAATCATCAGGCGAAGTTGCTGATAGTTCAAATCTAACATTTAGCGGTAGTTTACTTGATGTAACAGGCAGTATTGACGTATCGGGCAATGTAGATATTGCAGGAAATGTATTTGCTAATAATGCTTATATAGAAACTTTAAATGTTAACGAAATACCAGTTACAGGAAGTGCTGGGTTAATTACAGGTTCGAGTGCATTTACATTTAATCCAACAGGTGGTATATTAGGTGTAACTGGTAGTATAACTACAACTGGCACTGTAACTGGTTCGACTTTCTTAGGAAATATTACTGCTCCGGGAACAAGTACATTCTCAGGACAAACAAACCTAAACGGTCTAGTTACTTTAGCTAACAATTTAACAATAGGTGCAGGTGTAGGTAGTATTAACGCAACTAGTGGTGCTATTGCAACAAATTCAACAATAACAGCAGGCGGCTTAGCAAGTCTAAACGGCGGCATTAATGTTGATAGTGGTGCATTTACTGTATCCGGAGACGGCTTTGGTAGTGTCTTTATAGACGGTCAAACAAATATTGATAATAATTTATTAATTACAAGTTCTGGAGATATTACACTAAGTGATGGTGTATCTACTGTAATTACACTAGATGGCGCAACTGGCGGGATTAGTGCAGATGGTAATTTAAACATTGCAGGTAATACTAATCTTTACGGTAGTATTACAAGACTAGGTAATGCTGTATCTGATGAATTAGAAATTAACTCTGTACTAACAAAAGGCTTTTATCTAAAAGCAGGTACATTAAACGCAGATATAGGTAGTACGACTACAAGATTTGCTGATGCGTTCTTAGAAAATTTAAATGTATCAGAGAATGTTACTATTGCAGGTGATTTAACTGTAGAAGGTGAATTTACAACTGTAAATGCACAAACTGTTGCTATAGCAGATAATATTATTACATTGAACTCAGGTCAAGCAGCAGCAGATGCAGGAATTGAAATAGATTTATCTGGTACTACAAAAGAACTAAAATGGGCTAATACTGCTGGTGAATGGACAGTTGGTGCAGAAACATTTGTAGCAGGAGCATTTAGAGGTGACTTACATGCAAGTGATAGCGCTGTATTAGTTAACCAAACAACTAAAGCAGTAGATGTTGCAACTGTAACTACAAGCGCAAATACAACAGTAGGTGGAATACTTGCTGTAAATGGTACAAACTTAAATGTTGGTTCAGGAAACTTTGTTGTAACAAGTGCAAATGGTAACACTGATATTGCAGGTATACTTAATGTAGGTAGTAGTAACTTTACTGTACAACCGGGATCAGGTAATACATTAGTTGCTGGTACATTAGGTGTAACAGGTCTAACAACTATAGATACATCAACTGTTACTGGTGTAATGAATATTACAAGTTCAGTAGAATCAACTGGAACAACTAATGGTGCTATTAAAATACTAGGTGGTATTGGTCTATCTGGTAACATACACATGGGCGGCAACTTACATGTTGGCGGTACAATTAACGCAACAAGCGGTACTATTACTGGAACTACTTTAGGTAGTACATCAAGTAGAGTTACAATAGAAGCTGATAACATCGGTGTTAGTGGTCTAATTACAGGTGACATTAGTGGTTCTATAACAAGTAGTAACGTTACAATTACTGGTGGTACAATTAATACTACGCCAATCGGTGGCGCAAGTGCTGCTACAGCAGATGTTATTAGAGGTACTGTAATCACAGCAGAAACTAACTTTGTTGGAAATATTACAGGTAACGTTACATCAACTGGTACATCTACATTCGATGGCATAGACGTAAGCGGCGGCGAGATAGACGGTACAATAATAGGTGGTAACGATCCTGCAAACATAACTGGTTTGGTGATTGAAGCGGACACAGAATTTAGAGGAAACATTGTTGCTGCATCAGGATCAAGTTCATTTACAGATTTAACTGTAAATGGAAATATTACCAACACAGGTTCGACAAGTACTGCAACGTTTAGAGATTTAAGTGTAGTTGGTAACTTTGTTCCTAACGCTCTTAATGTTACTACTGATGCAGACATAGGCGGCAACTTAACTGTTGGCGGCACTGCACAGTTTGACACAACTCTATTACAAGTTAATCAAGCTGCAACAGGCGCACCGGCAGGTTCACTAACAGCAGGTATTGAAGTAAGTAGAGGTAGTTCTCCAGCTAAAAGACTTAACTGGGACGAAGGTGGATCGACATGGACAGTAAGTACTGAGAAATTTACAGCAGGTACATTCGAAGCTACTACTACAATTACTGCCCCAACTGTAACTGCTGATGTAACTGGTGACTTAACTGGTCTAGCAGATAGAGCAGATAAATTAGAAACAACAAGAACAATTGCGTTAGCTGGCGATGTTGCAGGTAGTATTGGATTTGACGGTACTTCAAATGTAACTATCAATACAACAATACAACCTAACAGTGTAGATATTGTTGCAGATACAACAGGCGATTATGCAAGAACTGTAACTGTAAGTGGCAATGGTTTGTCAATTACTGGAACACAGGGACACGATATAGCTTATGAAGTAATATCAAATGCAGTTTCAACTAACACAGCAAGTACAATAGTATTTAGAGATGCATTTGGTGCATTTAATGCAGGCGACATAACAGGTTCGCTTATTACTGCTAACACTAGATTAGACGGCATTACAAGAGGTAATGTACAATCTACTGCTGACGGTGCATTTGCAGCAGGTGTTACACTTGTAAATGCGGCAGACAGAACATTAGATAATATTAAAGATATCACTTCTGAAGATGGTACATTTGATACAATCGACATTAATGGTGGTAATATAGACGGTACTGTAATCGGTAGCGCAACACCAGCAGCAGGTACGTTCCTTGCAGTAGAAGGTACAACTATTGAAGCAACAACAGGATTTACTGGAGATTTAACAGGCGATGTGCTTGCAAGTGATGCAAGTGTAATACTTAATCATACAGCAAAATCAGTTAATGCAACAAACTTAGATGGTATACTAGGTGCTAATACAGCATCGGCTGCAACAGTAACAACACTAGCAGCAAGTGGCGCAGTAACTCTTACAGCAGGCACAGCATCTAACTCAACTACAACAGGTACACTTGTTGTAACAGGCGGTGCAGGCGTAAGTGGCACAGTAAGTGCAGGACAATTTGTTGGTCCTGTACAAGGTGCTTTAGTTGGCACAGTTGGTGCAGGCGGAATTTCAAATAGAAACTCAGGTGAATTTACAACTGTAAATACTGATAGTAATGTTGTAGTTGGCGGATCACTTACTGTTAACTCTGCAACATCAACATTTAGTACTGTTGATATTAATGGCGGCGCAATAGACGGAACACGTATAGGTGGTGCTACACCTGATAACGCAGACTTCTTAGATGTAGAAGGCACAACAATTACAGCATCTACAGGGTTTGTAGGTAACATTACTGCACCGTCAGGTGGTACAGTAGGAACATCCACACTACATGATTTAGATCTACAAGGTGACTTAACTGTAGCAAGCGGAAATATTATATTTGGTGCCAACACTGTAATTGACAATAGTAGAAATGCTACGTTTAATAACTTAACTGTACAAGGTACATTCTTACCAAACACATTAAATGTTACATCAACAGCCGTAATAGGAACAGACTTAACAGTTAATGGTGACCTTACAGTTAATGGTACAACTACAACACTTGATACTGATAATATTACACTAGCAGATAACACAATTGTACTGAATACAGGATATTCAGGACTATCAAATGGCGCATTTACATCAGGTATTGAAATTGACCAAAACGGTACATCAACAAGCCTACTATGGAACAACGGCACAAATACTTGGACAGTTGGTAATAAAAACTTTACAGCAACTAGCTTTATTGCAACAACAGATTTCCAAGGTGCATTAGTTGGTAACGTTACTGGTAAAATTGGTGAAACTTCAAGAGACACAGGTAAGTTTACAACATTGGATACAACCGGAACTGTTACAGTTGGTACAAGTTTAACTGTTAACGGAGGTGTTGCAACACTTGGCAATGTTGACATAAATGGTGGTAATATAGACGGCACTGTGATAGGTAATAATGTTCCAGCAACAGTTACTGGTACAACAATTACAGCTAGCCAATTTGTAGGTCCAGTTGACGGGCATGTAACAGGTGACGTAACAGTAGAAGCAGGCGATACATTAAATGTAGACGGTATTGTAGATATTGATGCAAGCTCAGGTAATATGGATAATGTAGTTATAGGTGCAACAACACCAGTAGCTGGCACATTTACAACTATAACCGGTAACACAAGTATAACTAGCGGAGCTACAGGAACAGGACCAATTACTGGTGGTGTTATTACAGCAGCAACAAACTTTGCAGGTGCATTAACAGGTGATGTAACAAGTTCAGGTACAAGCACATTTGAAATTGTAGAAATAGATACTAGTGCTGATATTCAAACACTTGATGTACAAGCAGGCACAAATTTATTAGGAACATTAGATGTTACCGGCGCAGCAACATTTGTAAGTCAAGTTAATGTCGAAGATGATGTTATTACACTTAATTCAGATTATACAGCTGGTGCTCCGTTAACAAGCGGACAGCAAGGTATACAAGTTCTTAGAGGTGATGAAAATACTGTAAGATTTGTATGGGTAGAAAGTCAAGATAGATGGGAAACACAAAATACTGATTTACGTGTAGGTGAGAATCTATCGGTTAACGGAACAATTATATCAACCGGCGGAGTTCAAAGCACACCAATTGGCGATGTAAATCCTAATACAGGTAAATTTACAACTCTTGAAACAACAGGCAATGTAACTATTACAGGCGATATTGATCATACAGGTGACTTTGTAACTACAAGTTCAGCAATTAAAATTGATAATGCTGAGTCTACAATGGGCAATTTGTTTGGTTCAGGTATTTATGTAGGAGCAGACGGTCTTTCAGGTAGACCAAGTATTATAGTTGGATCAAACAGTAAATGGGAATTTAACAGAGACTTTGTTGCAACTGCCGGCAGTCAATTTATAGGCGATATAACAGGCGATGTAACAGGTAACATTACATCGTCAGGCACAAGTACATTTAGTGGTACAGTTGATCTTAATGGTGCTACAGTAAACAACGCAGCATTTAACCTAGTTGGTGATCTTACAGGTACAGCAGATGATGCAGATGCATTGTCAAGTGCTGTAACTGTTACACTAGCAGGAGATGTAGCAGGTACTGCAACCTTTACAAATGCAGGCGATACAGCAGCAATTACAACAGTTATCCAAAACGGATCAGTTGAAAATGGAATGTTAGCAGGTGCTATTACTAATGATAAGCTTGTAAATGATTCAGTAACTATAGGTGCAACTGAAGTAGATTTAGGCACAACTGTAACAGCATTTACAGGCCTAACTAGTTTAACTTCGACAGCAATATTTGGCGAGCTAGGTTCTCCTGCTATAAGAGGTGACATTTACGCAACAGATATAAATGCTTCAAATACTGTTACAGCAGGTACATTTGCTGGTAATGTAAGTACATCTGGTACAAGCTTAATGGGCGCAACGATATTTAGTGGTAACGGAGTATTTAATGCAGGACTTACTGTTGCAGCAGGACAAACAGCAACAATTAACGGTGACTTAGACGTTAACGGAACTACAACATTTGCAAATATTAGTGTTCCAGGAACATTTACTGCTGAGTCTACTGCTAACTTTAACACTGACTTTATTAAATTAAATGCACTAGGTACAGTGCAAAATGCAGGTATAACAATTGAGCGTGGGGCTACTGATGTTTCGTTCTTCTGGGACGAATCAAATGACAAATGGTCTATATCAAGTGAAACACTTGTAGCTGGTATGGTAGAAAGTGATGTAACAGGACATCACTATGGTGATGTAACAATTGCAGGTGGCGAAACTATTGATGTCAGTGCAGGTACAATAACTTTTGCTAACGATCAAATCAGTGGTAATGCAATTAACGGTGGTACTATTGATGCTATTACTATTACAACATTAGCAGCATCGTCTGTAAACATAGACGGTGGTGCAATTGACGGAGTTTCTATAGGTAACGCATCTAGAGGCACTGGTAAGTTTAGTACACTTGACGCAACCGGAGCAATTACTACTGACACTAATATCACAGCAACAGGATCAATAAATGGTGCAACAGTTGTTGCAAGCACATCAATGACAGCACCGTTATTTACAGGTGACGTAACTGGTGATGCAGATGGTGATCATACTGGTACATTTACAGGTACAATGAGCGGTGCAATTGGCGGCGCATCAGACAGAAGCACTGCACACTTTAGTACAGTTGATGCATCTAATGCTACACTATCAAGTGCAGACATCAACGGTGGTACAATTGACGGTGTTGTTATTGGTGGCGCATCACCAGGCTTAATTACAGGTACTACTATTAATGGTACTACTATTAATGCAAGTACATTTAATGGTAACATTAATGGTAATGTTACAGGTGATGTAACAGGTAACGTAACAATTCCAGTTGGTGATACACTATCAGTTAACGGTACATTTGCAATTGATAATATGACAGTCAATCAAAACTTAACTGTAACAGGTGATATGACTGTAAACGGCACTACTACGTCTCTTAATACTGAAGAAATTAAACTTGCTGACAACTATATTCTACTAAACAGCGGTACTAGCACAGCACAAAATGCTGGTTTAGAAGTTGATCTATCAGGCGGAACAACTAAGGCATTAGAATGGACTACGTCAGGCGGCGGCAGATGGAGTGTTGGATCTGAAGACTTTGCAGCAGCAAACTTTATTGGTGACGTAACTGGTGACGTAACTGGAAATGTAACAGGTAATGTTACTTCAACAGGAACTTCAACATTTAGTACTGTTGATATTAACGGCGGAAACATTGACGGAACAATTATTGGCGGCACAACTAGAGCTGAAATAACTGGTACAACAATTACCGCAGACACAAGATTCTATGGTCCATTAACTGGCGATGTATCTGGTAATGTAGTAGGTAATGTTACTGGCACAGTAAGTAGTATTGCAAATCACTCAACAACTGACTTATCAGAAGGTTCTAATCAATACTTTACAGATGCAAGAGCAAGAGCAGCAGTTAGTGTTACTGATACAGGCGGTGACGGCGGTCTTACTTACAATAGCACAAGTGGTGTGTTTACTTACACAGGTCCAACTGCATCAGAAGTAAGAGCACATATTACAGGAAGCACTGGTGTAACATTTAGTGGTGGTGCAATAAGTATAGGACAACCTGTTGCTACAACAGATAATGTTACATTTAACGATGTTGATGTTGATGGCGACTTAACTGTTGCAGGTTCGTTGGCATTTGGTACTGTTGAAATTACAAATAGTTTAACAGTTTCAGGTAATATAACTTCGCTAGAATCAGAACAGATAGCGTTCTCTGATAACTTTATACTACTTAACGCAGTTCCGTCAGGTGATACACCACATGCAGGCGAAACAGCAGGTATTGAAATTGATAGAGGAACTAACTCCAACAAATTCTTTAGCTGGGACGAAACTGCTGATAAGTGGTCACTAGGCGGGGAAACACTTGTAGCAGGTACAGTTGAAGCTGACTTTACAGGTACATTAACTGGTAGAGTTAACCATGCAAGTGGTACATCAAACTTCCAAAACATTGATGCTACTGGCACAATTGAAGCTGATGGGGTTATAACTGGTAACGCTGGCTTCTCAGGAGACTTGACTGGTAATGTATCTGGTACAATAAATGATATTTCCAATCATACAACAACAGCATTAAGTGAAGGTACAAATTTATACTTTACAACTGCAAGAGTAAACAGTCATCTACTATCAAACATTATTAATAACGTTATGCCAGCTGCTGGTACAGGTGGTACTTTAGACTTAGGTACTAATGCTCTAAGATGGAGAGATGGTTACTTTACTAGAGATGTTGTAGCAAACACACTTACTGCTGTAACTAAAAACTTCGTAATTGATCACCCAACTAAGGAAGATCATAAATTAAGATATGCATCACTCGAGGGTCCAGAAAATGGTGTATATGTAAGAGGTAAACTAAAAGGTGAAACTGTAATTGAACTACCTGACTATTGGACAGCACTAGTTCACGAAGAGTCAATTACAGTTAACTTAACAGCAAACCTTGGCTTCCAGCAATTATATGTTGAGAAGATAGAAGATGGCAAAGTGTATATTAATATTGCAGGGGCAGATATTGATGCAATTGATTGTTTCTATACAGTTTACGGTGAACGTAAAGATGTAGACAAACTTGAGATTGAATTTAAAAAGGACTCAGAATAAATGGCTAATACAGATAAAAACATTACCATACGCCCACGCACAGGTGATAACTCACTAAATCCTGTTATAGAATTTGACGGCGCCAGTGGCAGTACTGGTGCTCAGCAAATTACTTTAACTGTTTTACCGGATGATGATGGTACTCTAATTTTAGCAGGCTCAGGCGGTGATATTTTTGAAATTACAGATAATGGTATATACAGCGCAGAAGTAACCGGAGATCTTAGAGTAAGCGGAACAATAGTTGCAAGCACTGGATTAACTATAGGGTCAGATACTATAGCAGAATATGTATCAGATACTGTAGGTGCAATGATTAGTGGCGGGTCCCAATCAGGTATTACAGTTGACTATCTCGATGCTGATAACACAATTGATTTTAATGTAGATGATTTTAGTATAACACTAACTGGCGATGTAGCAGGAACAGGTACAGTTACTAATTTAGGAAATGTAAGTTTTGCTGCTACTATACAAGCAGATAGTGTTGCATTAGGTACAGACACTACTGGTAACTATATGTCAGGTATATCAGGAACTGCTAATGAAGTAGAAGTTACACATACAGCAGGCGAAGGATCGTCAGCTACAGTCGGATTGCCTGATAGTGTCTCAATCACAAGTAATCTTACACTAGGGGGATATCTTGCAGGCCCTACAAGTTTTACAATAGACCCGTCAACAGTAGGTGATGATACTGGTACAGTTATTATTGCCGGTAACTTAACAGTTAACGGTACAACAACACAGGTAAATTCTACAACTGTTAATATTGCAGATAATAACATACTTCTTAATTCTAATCACTCAGGTCCACCCACTGCAAATGCAGGAATAACAGTTGAAAGAGGCTCAGTAGTAGATGCATTATTGCAATGGAACGAAGGAAGTGATTATTGGGAATTATCTGGACCAGGAACTACTACAGGAAGAATACTTACAACAGGTGACGAAGGCACAGGCAATGGATTAGATGCTGATACACTAGATAGTCAAGAAGGTACTTATTACTTAGACCATACTAATTTTACTAACGTGCCAGATCCTGTGGTAACTGTAACACTTACAGGAGCAGTAACAGGCACCGCAACTGCTACATTAACTAATTTAGGTAATGCAACAGCAACGGTTGCTACAACTGCTACTAGTGATCCAACACTAACTCTTAGTGGTGATGTATCTGGTTCAGCTACTTTTACTAACTTAGGCAATGCTACTCTTACTGCTACTGTAGCAAATGATAGTCATACTCACGCTTTCAATAATCTTACGAGTAAGACAAGCGGTACTGGAGATTATGCTACAACAGGCGATTTACAGTCTGGTAAAGGAAGCGGCGGTGTAGCAATGACCATTAATGACGGTTATGGTAATGCTAACTTAACATTTAATCATAGAAACGGGACACCAGAACAAGCCGGTAATGCTGCTAGAATAGAAGTTAACACTGATAGTACTTCAGGTGCTAGTATGAATTTTGAAGTTAAGTCAAATGTCGCAGCTAATAGTGCTATCCAAACAACTACAATTCTTAATTTAGCAGAAACAAATTCAACCTTTTCTACAAACTTATTGCCTTCTGCAAATAACACTAAAAATTTAGGAGCATCTGGAACAGTATGGAATACAGTTTATGCTACGTTGTTTAATGGTACAGCACTTGAGGCATACTATGCTGACCTTGCTGAAAATTATCTAGGTGATAAAAAATACGAACCAGGCACAGTAGTTGTGTTTGGCGGTTCGGAAGAAGTTACTACAACAGATCAAAAAGGTAATTTTAGAATTGCCGGAGTTGTATCAACCGATGCTGCTTACTTAATGAACAGTGGTCTTGAAGGCGACACAGTAATGCCAATAGCACTTCAGGGTCGAGTACCATGCAAAGTTATAGGCAAAGTTGAAAAGGGAGATATGTTAGTTACTAGTGCAATTTCAGGATATGCAATGGTTGACAATAGACCAAGTGTAGGTACTGTAATAGGTAAAGCAGTTGGTACTAAGGATACTAGTGATAAAGGTGTAGTTGAAGTTGTAGTAGGTAGATCCTAAAAGAGCTCGATCATTTTAAAAACTGTTTCTAACTTAGCCCTATTAATTTTACTATTAAGAGTATTACGCAAGCCTTGGTGCAAAGGCTTTGGCCAGTGATTAAATTTTACCCAAGCATAACCAGTGTGTTCGCCATTTAGATTAGGTATAAACTCTTTCTCGATTACACAAAGATATGTATGAAATTGAAAATGTTTATCACTGCTAATAAATGTTTCTAATGGAATTGTTTTTTTAATAGTAGGCAAACTTCCTATCTCTTCTACTATTTCACGCTTTAAACCTTCCCACGGTGTTTCTGAACTTTCATTTGTTCCACCAACAATACCCCATTGATTATTTCTTTTACTGCCATTTCTATACAGCAATAAAAATCTATTTGTGTCTAATGTATAAAATAAAGCACCGCTACAGGTAATATCACTCGTCATACAAGTAATTATACTTCTAAGGAAAGTCTCCATGTTCCTACTGGATATTCACCATCAATGCTTAATAACCAAGATCCATCTGCATATCGATACTGTATACTTGTGTTTAAATTTGTTGTATAGGTAATTGTAGTTGACTCACTTGCATCAAACACAATAATCCATTTAGCGCCATCCCATTCTATTATATCGTTTGCACTAGCTACAAAGTTAGTATTATCATTATTCTTCCATGCCACTGCGCCTTCGACAGCACTAGTATTGCCAATATCGCCGAGTAATAGTAAACGAACTCCGGCGGCCTTTACTGTCGTAGGATTAAAGGTACTAGGATCAATAATAAAATCTACACTTGTTCTGCCACTAATAATAGTATCTTGAGGAAAACTATCCGAATCCCAAGAAATATTTAAAACTGTTTCGTTTAGAGGATTGAGGCTAATTGTACCTGTTGGTGTTGCTGATGAATCTTTATTATTCAGATATATTCTTGATATATCGGCTGTAAACTTACCAGGTTGGGTTTCAAATATATCATTCCAATTTATTGTACCTAAACTACCTTTATGTATTATTTTTGCGGTAGTACCTTCAACATAGATTGCATAATTTAAATAGTTTACATTAGCCATTTGGCTTGATATCTCTGTAACTGCTTTTCTGCCACTTGCTGTCTCTGTTACTCCAGCTGTAATTCCGTCATCGTATGCATTTACTTGAGGTTGAGTAATTCCAGATTCAATATCACCAGTAGTTTCATCAAATAAACTTGTAATAATATTTTGTATTACACCTAAACGTTTTACCTTTGCAGGTGGTGAAATATAGATTGGAATAATAAAACTAAGCGTAGCTATATCTACTTCACTTTCGATCCCTACTGGTACAGTTCTATTACTCCAGTTAATATTTTCTAATTCTAGTGTAGTAATACTTGTCCAGTCAATAAAATTATCTGTAGTCTGTAATTCTAGTGTAGGATTAAACCATACACCTATTTGTTCTATAATTTGTAATTTTTGATCTGTATTACTTGTCCATACATCAACATTTGCTTTAAGTGTAAATGGAGTTGGCATTAAGCGTTCAACGGTATAATTTTTGCCTTGGGTATTAAGATATTCGTTTGCATTTTCATCAAACTCTCTTTCTTTAATATTGATTTTATTTACAAAAGATGGATCTTGTGTTCGTTCTCTATCTTGATCTAACCCTGTTATATAAACACTCATTCGTGGAACACTTGGTAATTTATTTTCAGAATTATCTCTAATTAAGTTTGCTACTTGTCTGGTCAAATCGCCATACATAACTGGCACAGTAGTTATTTTTCCTTTACCGTCCTTGACCGGAAAGTTGCTCATTATACGCATTAGCTGTGTAATATAGCGCCTAATTTGTCCATCATAAAAATGTTGCATTAATTATCTGCCTTTGGTTTTAGAGCTTTACTAACAGCTTGACGCTCGGGTATAGTATCGCCACCTATTGTGTTATTTGCACTATTATTAATAAATCCTGCTTTCAGCGTAGATCTTGTATTTGAATTTGTAAGTGTTTCACGTAAGTTATCTTCAACCTTAATCCACCTAGTTCCGTCAAATCTAAATAATCTATTAGGCATATAATCTGTTCTTAAAAAATAGTCTCCAGAATCGTTTGATCCTGGAAATGATATCCCGCTACCAAATGCACTACCGTTAGGAGTTTCTCCGTCACCATAATCAACAAGATAACCAGAGTATCCGTCTTTCTCTGGAGGACCACTTGTGGTAATGTCTCCACCGCCGTTAGGATTTTCTATTTGCTGTAAGTCAGCAGTTCCGTCAGCATTACGTGCTATTGTGTAAAAATGACTTGTTTCATATCCACTTAGTGGTGCTTCAACCTCTGCTTGAGCAATTACTGCATTGTTTATCTGCATTTCTTTTTCGTAAGTAGAAAGCAAGTCACGTAACGTGTTGCTACCTGGTTCTTCCTCATTAGCAGGTAGATCTAATATCTCACTGTATTCCTGACCGTCGTATATTTGTTTTAGTTTTAGTCTATATAAATGTGGATACCATGTATGACTAAACCCTTCTGAACCTCTACTTACGTCTTCGATTACATAAAATCGTTTTAGTGCAATATCATAATCGTTTAGTGCATACTCATCTTTTAAATGTGGCAACTCAATAACATCACCACTTAACGGTTTACGACCTATTGTTTTTACAATACTTCTAATATGCACAGTCATAAACAATGTATCGTTCGATAAGAACAATCCAAATTGACTTAAATCAAAATCAATGTCTTGTACATTATAAATTGCTCTGTGCGTGTACACATCTGGATCATATTTACGATCTCTGTTTTCAAGAAACAACAAATCTTGTATGTTAGTTTCCTTTACAGCATCGTATTGAGGCTGTACTGCATCTGCTTCACCCTCAGGTAAATTGTTTGATCCAAGATATTTATGGATATGAATGTCGGTTCCCCCAACAGTAAACATTTCTAGAATTTGTCTGTCAATAAATTCATAATCATTACCGCGCTCGGGTTTATATAAAGATAACTTTGGCATATACATATTTATCGTTACGATAAATACTATACGGAGATTTCATATGAGTAGTTTAAAAACAAAAAAACAAGAGGTATTTGATTATGTTAACGCATTTTTAGGCGGAGGCATGATTGATGTTGAACTTGACCCAATACATTACGAAACTGCTTTAACAAAGGCATTAACACGTTTTAGACAGCGTTCAGATAATTCAGTTGAAGAATCTTATATGTTTATGCCTACAATTGTAGATACTAATGAATATACGTTACCAAGTGAAGTAATTGAAGTGCGTAAGTTATTTCGTAGATCAATTGGATCACGCACCGGCGGCGGTGATGGCGGCTCAATATACGAGCCGTTTAATTTAGCATATACAAATACATATCTAATGTCTAGTTCAAACTTAGGGGGATTAGCAACATATGATATGTTTAGCCAATACCAAGAACTAGTAGGCAGAATGTTTGGTTCGTTTATTGAGTTTAAATGGAATACTTCAACTAAGAAATTAACGTTATTACAGCGTCCTAGATCAACTGAAACACTAATGTTATATTGCTACAATTATCGCCCAGATGAACAGTTACTTGACGACTATCTAGCAAAACAATGGATTAAAGATTATACACTTGCTGGTTGCAAATATATGCTAGGCGAGGCACGTTCAAAGTTTGCAACTATTGCTGGACCTCAGGGTGGAAGCACTCTTAATGGTGATACACTTAAAGCAGAAGCACAAACTGAAATGGATAAACTAGAACAAGAAGTTATACAACAAGTAGCTGGCGGCGCAGGTTATAGTTTCCTAATAGGTTAAAGATCATTGTCGTGTATGTACAATTGAATAAGTGCATAGTGCAACACCTTCATTAAATCTTTACGAGCGTCAGCACGACTGCCCTTCTTCCCATAACGATTTGAATACTTGTCAACATTTCCCATACAAAAACCAGTACCATGTCCGCGTTCGATAATTACTTCAGTTGACTGAAATTTATTCTGCGCATAATGGCCTTTGTATGTAGAGTCAATATATGCCTGAAACTCTTCAATTAGATCTCGTTCGTTAAACTTGTAATCAATAGACGCTGCTTTCTCATCATCATTTAAAAATAAATCTGCTGTCACTTTTGTTAGTCCCATGGATGCTCCGTTTGTTTTAATAATATTATAGCGTATCTATTATTAGTTGTCAACCTAAAAGTCAGGCTTTAAATCACCTTGTTTCCATTTTACACCTAGCTTTTGAACAATACGTTGACAGTTAGCACATACAGTTTTTAGATTACCAGGTCGACAATTTTCCAAATCACCATCCATATGGTAAACGTCAAACTGCTCTTGATGAGCACTCTTGTATCCACATTTTTCGCATATGTTCTTTTTTTCGTATCCGGCTATCTGCCATCTTGGAATACCATGTCCAAGCCCGTGTTTTAAACATTGCTCGCACTTGCGTCTATAAAATGTTTTGCCGTTCTTCTTATAATTTATAGCAGCAGGGCGCTGTTTACATATGCACAAAGGTCTCATATTGTATTTATCGTACCTTTACCGCCCCTTTACCACCGAGTATTACAAGCATATAAACCTAAAATCTAATAAATACTATAGTAATTAAACCTTTAGGAGAAATATGATGGCATTAGTATCACCGGGTGTTGAGGTTCAGGTAATTGATGAGAGTTTTTACACTCCAGCTGCTCCTGGTACCGTACCAATGATATTTGTTGCTTCGGCAGAAGATAAAACAAATTCTGCAGGGACAGCCGTAGCAGCAGGAACAACAAAAGCAAATGCAGGTAAACCGTACCTGTTAACAAGTCAAAAAGATTTAGGAGATCTATTTGGAGATCCTACATTCTACTCAGACGCAAACGGAAATATGATTCACGGCGGTGAACTAAATGAATATGGGCTACAAGCAGCATACTCATTACTAGGAATTACAAACCAAGTTTATGTAGCAAGAGCAGACTTTGATCTAGGCAAACTAGAAGCAAGTGCAACAGCTCCAGCAGGCAAGCCAACAGATGGCGCAAGTTGGTTTGATACAACAAATACTGCGTTTGGTTTACTAGAATGGAATGGCAATGCAGTTAACACAACAGGCGGCCAGAGCTTTAGTTCAGTTACACCTTTAGTAATTACTGAAGCAGCTGATACTGCAACAGGAACAAATCCTTTAGCACCATCGGCAGCAGTAGGTGCAGTAGGTGATTATGCAGTAGTTACACTTAATACTTCAAACAATGTTTGGTATAAGAAAACAGGCGGAACTTGGGTTCAAGTTGGTTCAGCAGATTGGGAAACAGCATGGCCTACAGTTTCAAGTGTTGCACCAGTAGGATCATTTTCCGGCGGTGAAACTTTACTAATTAACGGTACAACAGTTACAGCATCAGGTACTACACTTGCAGATTTAGTAGGTGATATAAACGGTGCAGCAATTACTGGCGTAACAGCATCGTTAGTAAGCGGAAAGTTATACATATACGCAGATAGAACTGCTAATACGGCAGCAGGTACTGTAGTTATTGCAGCAGGTACAATGGATCTAGCAGCAGCTGGATTAGTAGCAGGCACATATGCAGTTCCAGCAGTAGCAACAGCAGCTCACACAAGTGTTCCAGAATGGAAGTCGGGTGATACATCACCACGTCCAACTGGCTCTGTTTGGTTAAAAACAACTAATCCAAACGGTGGTGCAAACTTCTCAGTTAAGAAATATAGTGTTGATACAGGACTATGGTCAAGTGTATCTGCTCCACTTTATGCATCTAATGCAACAGCAACATATTGGTTAGATAAAACAGGCGGTGGCGCAAATTTAACTTTAGGTGACGTATATGTAAAAGTTAACGCAACTGAAGCAGCAAGACCTATTGTTGATTATAAAATTTTTGCTAGAGCAGGCAACGGCGCTGCAACTGCAACAAGTCCAGTTATAACATCAAGTACATTTACTGCACAAGCATATGATTTTACAATTTCTGAAACAGTAAAAAACAGTGCAGCATATAGTGCTCCTGCAAGTGTTGCATTTACAGCAACAGGCGCAACAACTGATGCAACTTTAATGGCTGGTGAAATCAATGCAGCAGGACTTACAAACGTAACAGCAAGTGTTACAGCTGACAATAAAGTTGTTATTACACACGCATTAGGCGGTGAAATTAAACTAGTTGATGGAACAAATACTCCACTTGCAGCAGCAGGTTTTGCAGTTTACGATGCAACAGATGCAACAACAACTACTAACTTTTATGCTGACCCAGATGGAACAGTAAATGGTTATGTTGTTTCATTATGGAAAGTACTATCTTACTCAGCATCAGTAAGTGCTCCTAGCACATTAACAGCAGATGGTGAAATTTGGTACAGTAGTGTAATTGACGAAATAGACATTATGGTACATGATGGTGCTGATTGGAAAGGTTATGCAAATGAGTTTGCAACAACTGATCCAGCAGGTCCAATTGTAAGTGCTACTGCTCCAACAGAGCAATCAGATGGTACTGCATTAGTAGATAATGATCTTTGGATTTCAACAGCAGATCTAGAAAACTTCCCAACTGTATATCGTTGGAATGCAACATTAAGCTCATGGGCAGTTGTTGATAAAACAGATCAAACTACTGAAAACGGAATGCTATTTGCAGATGCACGTTGGTCAACAACGGGCGGCACAGCAACAGCACATACAGCAGGCAATATAGTAGATATGCTATCAAGCGATCACTTAGACGCAGATGCTCCAGATCCAGCACTATATCCAAAAGGTATGTTGCTATGGAATCTACGTAGAAGCGGATTTAACGTTAAGCGTTTTGAGCGTAACTATGTAGACACAGGTGAAACTAACCCACGTCAGTCAGATGCAAGTATGGCAAACTACTATCCACATCGTTGGGTAACTGACTCATCAAATCAACCAGATGGATCAGGTACATTTGGACGCCACGCACAGCGTAAGTCAGTTGTACAAGCACTACAAGCAATGGTTAACAGTAACCAAGATATCAGAGATGACGAAACAAGAGTATTCAATATAATGGCTACTCCAGGTTATCCTGAGCTAATTGGTGAAATGGTAACTCTAAACTATGACAGAAAGCTAACAGCATTTGTTGTAGGTGATACACCATTTAGACTAACACCAGATGCAACATCACTAAACAACTGGGCAACAAACGTTGCATTAGCTGTTGAAGATAACGATGACGGTGCAGTATCTAAAGACGAGTACTTAGGTATGTATTACCCAAGTGGCTTTACAAGTGATAACGCAGGTAATAATGTTGTTGTTCCAGCTTCGCACATGGCGCTAAGAACAATAGTATTAAACGACCAAGTTGCTTATCCTTGGTATGCTCCAGCAGGCTCGAGACGCGGTGGAGTTAGCAATGCTTCAGCAGCAGGTTATATTAATGCTGAGGGAGAATTTGTTTCAATTGCACTAAATGCAGGACAGCGTGATGTACTATATTCAAATAGCATCAATCCAATTACACCAGTAGCTGGTGCAGGATTGTTAGTATTTGGACAAAAAACTCGTGCTAGAAGTGCAAGTGCATTAGATAGAGTTAACGTTGCAAGACTAACAGTTTACTTACGTAGACAGCTAGAAATACTTGCAAGACCATATCTATTTGAACCAAATGATGCAGCAACAAGATCACAAGTTAAAGCAGCAGCAGATGCGCTACTACTAGAGCTTGTAAATCTAAGAGCATTGTATGACTTTGTAACTGTGTGTGATACAACAAATAACACTACAGCTAGAATAGATAGAAATGAGTTGTATTTAGATATAGCCATTGAGCCAGTTAAGTCAATTGAGTTTATTTACATTCCATTGAGAATTAAAAACACAGGCGAAATAGCAGCATTAGGTTAATGCTAAAATAAGGGCTCTTTAATTAGAGCCCTTAATATGATAAATACTACTGTATTAGGAGAATAGAATGCCAGTAACAACATTACAAAATTTATCAGTTCCGTTCGAGGGTGAACAGAACTCATCGCTATTGATGCCAAAGCTTCAATATCGTTTTAGAGTATCATTTACAAGCTTTGGTGCAACTGTAGACGACAATGTAAAAGTCATGCAAGCACAAGTTGTAGATGTATCTCGTCCAAATTTAACATTTGAACAAATCACATTAGATGCTTATAACTCAAGAACATATCTTGCAGGTAAGCACACTTGGGACCCTATCTCGCTTACATTGCGTGAAGATTCAAGTAACAATGTACAAAGAGCAGTTGGCAGCCAGCTACAGAAGCAGTTTGATTTCTTTGAACAAGCTAGTGCAGCATCAGGCGGCAACTACAAATTCCAAACTGTTATTGAAATGCTAGACGGCGGCAATGCAGGTGTAGGACCACAAGTTTTAGATAGATTCGAACTTAAAGGTTGCTACATTGAATCAGCAAACTATAACACATTAGCATACGGCACAAGTGATGCAGTCACAGTTGCATTAAGTATCCGTTATGATAATGCTATACAAAAAGGTACTGACGGAGGCGCTGTAACTGGCGTTGGCGAAGTAACACCTAGAGGGTTCGGTACCGGCGTAGTATAAAATACTTAGATTGGATTCTATTCAAAACGGAGGCTTTATGTCTCCGTTTTTTTTTGGATAAATACATTATGGCATATCAATATAGTAATAACAATAATATACATTTAAAAGATGCACAACATGCACAAAACTTTTATACACAAAGTTCTTTGAGGTTTGCGCCAAATGTAAAGTATCTTTATCATGTTGTCTTTAATTTAAAAAAAGCAGTAGGTGCTGGCGCTACACCAAACGACGAAGTTGCAAGATTTGCTCCAAATACATCGAGACTTTTAAAAGAAATTGCAGTAATGGTTAAGACAGCAGATTTACCTCAATATACTGCAAGTGTTGATACTAAAAATCAATATAATAGAAAAAAGAATATTCAGACTAGAATAGATTATTCTCCTGTTACTATAACACTTCATGATGATAACAGTAGTGTAACATCTACTATGATGAAAGAATACTATAATTATTATTATACAGACGGTGCGCAAACAACAACAGCATACTCTACACGTAACAAATATAATTCAGATAATAGATTTAGATACGGTTTAGATAACGATAAAACTGATACATTTTTTGATAATATTAAAATATTCCAATTAGGTAGACAGCGCTGGTATAGTTATACATTAGTAAACCCTCTTGTTACTTCTTGGGGACACGATTCATTAGATTATTCTGATGGCGCAGGAACACTTGAAAATACTATGACAATAAATTATGAATCAGTATTTTACGACAACGGTAAGGTAGGCGAAAATAGTGAACCTGCTAATTTTGAAGATCCTAGCTTTTATGATACAACTCCTAGTCCGTTAGAAGCAACCGGATCGTCCGGATGGGTTAATCCTGATATTTCAAATATGATACCCTCACCTGTTAGCGGATTAGTAAATACTCTTAACACAATTACTAATATAGCAAACACAGCATCTACAGTGGCAAATGTATTTAATCAGTTCGAAGGTTTATCTAGAGGAGCACAAATAGGCTCAGCTGCAATACTTGCAAGCAGATTGATTCCTCGACAGCCAACTGTTCTATCAGGAGCACAAATAGCATCTGAAATTAATGCTTCACCTCAATTCGGAGCAGTGTTAACTAAACAGGCTGTACTAAAAGGATATGTTCCTGGGTTTGATTCAACTAATGCATGGCAATACGACGAATTAAGTACAACGGAAAAGAATGATATAATGAATGATGTGTTTGCAAAGTCGACACAAACTGAAGAAACAGCAGAGTCATTACAAATTAAACGACTTGCAACAAACATAATTCAAGGTGGATAATATGGAATATTTTGATCAAGATAATTTTTTTGATAGACAGGACAATGAAAGAGTGCCTGTTACATCTAATGAATATAACGCATTAAATGGATATTTTGAAAAACGAGGATTTAGTAAAGCAAGTTCTAGAAAAATATCTGTAATGTTATTAGAACAAGCAAATACTAATAACATTCCAGTATTTCAATTAATAGATACACTTAATGGGTTAACTCCTGTAGAACTTAATACTACAATATCTCAAATTTTAAATTTTAATAGAACTAAATCTAGCACAATAGGTTTTTCTCAAAATTTAGAATCTGCTAATTTTAGTCAAAGAAATATTATAATTTAAAATGGCTAGGTATGCACAGGGTAAGTATACGATTAAAAATCCTGAAAAGTATGCTGGCAATAAAGCTCCTACATACCGAAGTGGATGGGAATTTCATTTTATGAAATTTTGTGATGAGCATCCGTCTATTACACAATGGGCAAGTGAAGCAATACGTATTCCTTACAGAAATCCATTAACTGGCAAACACACCATTTATGTTCCAGATTTCTTTATAGCATATAATGATGCAAAGGGCAGAAGTCATGCTGAACTTATTGAAGTAAAACCTAGCAATCAAGCTGTAAAAGAAAATCTAGGAAAATCAAAACATAACCAAGTTCATTATGTAATCAATCAAGCAAAGTGGGAAGCAGCACGAACTTGGTCAAAACAAAATAAAATTACATTTCGTATTATAACTGAAAAAGATTTATACCACCAAGGCCGCACACGTAAATAGGCTAAATACTTACGGAGAGGGCAAACTCCATAAATTGAGGGTAAAATTATGATAGATCCAATTACAGCGATCTCCGCCGCAACGGCCGCCTATAATGGAGTTAAGAAACTAGTATATGCTGGTAGAGAACTTGAAGACGTAGTAGGGCAACTAGGCAAATGGTACGGCGCAGCAGCAGATATAAATCGTGCTGAAACACAGCGCAAGAATCCGCCTATCTTTACAAAACTATTTAATGGCGGCTCCGTAGAAGAAGAAGCTCTAAGTATTATTGTACACAAAAAGAAACTAGCTGAACAAGAAAAAGAACTACAAGAAATGCTTAATGTGCGTTTTGGGTACGGTACTTGGAAAGAAATGATCGAGCTTCGTAGACAGATACGTAAAGAGCGTGAAGAAACTTTATACAAGCAACAAGAACGCAAAGCAGCATTCTTTGAAGGACTTATGCTTACTGGTTTATTAATCATGCTTGCTGGAATTATCGGAGGCAGTGTGTGGCTAACAGGTCTTGGTGCCGGCTGGTGGGGCTAAATGGCAACACTTGTAGATAATAAATTACTTTTTATCCATATTCATAAAAACGCCGGCACTAGTATATCTTTTTGGTTACATAACTATGCAGATGGCAGAAAAGTTGGCGGAAAGCATATACACTTATTCCGTCTACTAAGAGAACAGCGTTTTAATGTTTCTCGAGACATGTATAATTTTAGTTTTGCAGTTGTAAGAAACCCATTTTGTAAAACTTTAAGTGCATATAAGTATCTAAAGAAGAAATCTTATAAAAGAAATTGTAAAGCAAATATTACAATACCGTTTCCTAGTTTTGAAGAATGGATTACTACTATTGACGAAACTGGACATAAATGGGTATGGATGTCTCAAAAAAAATATTCTGAACAGTGTGATTTAATCTTAAGATTTGAAAATCTTAACGAAGAGTTTAAACAAATCCAAAAGTATCTAAATTGTTATATACCTTTAGGTAATGAAAATACATCTGGTACTACTACATATCAATCTTGGTATAATGAAAAAACTAAAAACATAGTATCAAATAGATTAAAAGAAGATATTAAATTTTACGGCTACGAATTTTAACTAAATACTTCAAATAATATAGGTATAATACTATGACTAAAAAACTTGAAGACTTGCTTAATTTACCTGATTCAAAGGAAATTATCAAAAACGCTGAGAAGCAAGAAAAGCAGCAAGCAAAATACGAAGTCAAAGAACAAAATAAAACAATGCGTGATATGGAAGAGTTTGATAAAATTACTTCAGCACTACCTGCAGTTAAAGGTTTAGGAGATATGGCCGATAAAGAACTTAACGAAGTTGCACAAAAGGCTATGGATGCATATGACGATTTAATGGACTTAGGTATGAATGTTGAGTCACGCTACGCAAGTAGAGTATTTGAAGTTGCAGGCGGCATGCTTAAGACTTCGTTAGATGCTAAAACAGCAAAACTAGATAAAAAACTTAAAATGATAGAATTGCAACTTAAAAAAGAAAAGCAAGATAAAGATTCAAATCCAAATAATAGCGATATTGTTAATGGCGACGGATATGTTGTAACAGACCGTAATAGCTTATTAGCACAGCTAAAAGGTATGAATAAAGATAAATAGTATATAAGGAATTACGATGAGATCATTTACTGAAATACTAACAGAGTCTAAAAAGACTTATGAATTTAAAATGGGCGTTGCCGGTGAGTTACCGAAAGAGTTTGAAGATACTTTAGAAACTTCTCTAAAGAAATTTGATATCCAAAGTATCGGCGCTGGAAAGAAAACACCAATACAAGAACGTCCACTAGATTTCCCACAACTTCAAAATATGGAAGTTACTTACTACGATGTCGAACTTGGCTATCCTACTACTCCGCAAGTAATGCAAGAGTATGTCGGACGTTGCTGCGGCATAGACCAAGCATATGTTATAGTAAGAGGAGCTAATGATCCTAGAGAAGATTACCAAGAAAAAGCTGACGAAGGTCCATATGAAACTTTGTTAACAACTGAAGAATTAAAATCAGAAAGTGCGCAAGAATCAGCAGGCGAAAGTCGTGTAATGGAATTATTAAAAGAGCTTGAAACAGCAAGAAAAGAGCGTGAGCACGATCCTGCCGCAGCAGCACCAACGGAGAAATAAAATGAATATGAAAAAATTATTAGAGTCAATGGACAACATCGAAGAGTGTGGCATGAATGCTAGTGCTGATCCAATGATGGCGCCAAAGCCAGCAGACGAAGGTATGCCAGTATCTATGAACATTAGTTTAAATGCTAGTGGTGAAAAGAATGTATCAGACTTAATTAACATGATGAAAAATGCAGGCATGGGCGGCGCAGCTGAAGTTACTCCAGATATGATGCCACCACGTCAAGACATGGAAAGACTACGTGATATTGTAGACGAGCCAGCAGATGGATTAGCACCTGATGCAGATCAACTACCAGCAGAGCCAGAAATGGAACCTTCATTAGGTAAAGAAGAGATTGCTACGGACGACGAAGCTGATGTTGAAGGATATGCTAACGAACCAGAGCCAGCATACGGCGATATGTCAGATGTGATACCAGACGGTAATGATTTAAACCGTAAGAAGAAATCACACCCACCAGTAGCAGGTGGTGATAATCCTATGGCACTTGCTGACGAAGATGAAACTACATATGCTATCAGAGGCAAAAGTCCTGAAGCACAAGAAGAATTATCACGTAAAGCAAATGCAAGTAGTGCAATGGAATCAAACATTAAATCAAAGCTAATGTCTGCACTTGCTGAAAAGAAAAAGCAACCAGATCTAAATGACGACGGCAAGAATGACTTTAAAGATGTTCAGATTGCACGTAAGAACGCAGCAGCAAAAGCAGCAGCTAAAAAGAAATAAGAACGTTCTACCGACAGAGCGAACGGACCCAAATAGCACCTTAGGGTGCTATTTTTTTGACTAAATATTACTATGGCAGCATCATTAGACGGCGTCTTAATTAAAAAGGCGAACAAACAAGAAACATTTACCGAAGAGCAATTAGCAGATCTAATGGCATGTATGGATCCTGAAACAGGATACTTGCATTTTGCAAAACACTTTGCATATATACAGCATCCAGTAAAGGGTAAGTTACTATATGATCCTTTTGAGTATCAACTCGGATTAATGGATAGTTATCATAATTTTAGATTTAACATAAACATGATGCCTAGACAAACAGGTAAAACTACGTGTGCTAGTATATACCTAGCATGGTATGCAATGTTTATTCCAGACCAGACAATACTTATTGCTGCACACAAGTATACTGGTGCCCAAGAGATTATGTCTCGTATACGCTTTGTTTATGAAAGTTGTCCTGATCACGTTAGAGCAGGTGTTACAAGTTACAACAAAGGTTCGATAGAGTTTGAGAATGGAAGTCGAATAGTTAGCCAAACAACAACAGGCAACACAGGACGTGGTATGTCAATTTCATTACTATACTGTGACGAATTTGCATTTGTTATGCCTAATATTGCCGAAGAATTTTGGACATCAATATCACCTACACTAGCAACAGGTGGTCGTGCTATTATTACATCAACACCAAACTCAGACGAAGATACGTTTGCTACTATTTGGAAACAAGCAGAAGATAAGTTTGATGCGCATGGCAACGAACAAGAAGTAGGCACTAATGGATTTCATAGTTTTAGATCAGAGTGGCATGAACACCCTGACCGCGATGAGAAATGGAAAGAAGAAGAAATTGGACGTATTGGTGAAGAGAAGTTTCGCCGTGAATATGGTTGTGAGTTCTTAGTCTTTGATGAAACTTTAATTAATTCAATTAAACTAGCAGCAATGGAAGGTCAAAGTCCGTTAGTAAATATGGGACAAACACGTTGGTATAAAAAGCCAACAGCTGATTGTACATATGCAGTTGCACTAGATCCTTCAATGGGAACTGGTGGCGATAACGCTGCTATACAAGTATTTGAATTACCTAGTTACGAACAAGTTGCAGAATGGCAACATAACACAACGGCTATACCTGGACAGATCAGAGTGTTGTCGGACATCTGTAATTATCTTGTTACTGAAACTGGTAATCCAAACGGAATTTACTGGAGCGTAGAGAACAATGGTATAGGCGAGGCTGCCCTTATCGTTATAAACGACTTCGGTGAAGAGAACATTCCAGGTCTGTTCGTCAGTGAGCCTATCCGCAAAGGACACGTTCGTAAATTCCGTAAGGGCTTTAATACTACACATAGTACAAAAATTACAGCGTGTAGTAGACTAAAAACAATGATCGAGAATGACAAGATGATTATACACAGCAAGCCGTTCTTATCTGAACTTAAGAACTATATTGCAACTGGATCTAGTTATCAAGCTAAACTAGGTCAAACAGATGATTTAGTTAGTGCAACCCTTCTTGCAATAAGGATGATGGCAGTACTTAAAGATTGGGATCCTAGAATCTATAATACATTTACACAAGCTGAGAATATGGATGATTATGATCCTCCAATGCCGATCTTCATAAGTACCAATTATTGATAAATACAATATGAAAGATTTAGATACAATAGGTAAAGATTTATTTGACAAAATCCGTGGCCGCTTCTCTAGTGTAACTATTGGAGGCGAAGACGGTAAAGTTACCAATGAACCATCTGAAGCAAGATTTTTTGATTTTGAATATCAAGAATCAGGCAGAGCATTAGGTAATGTAAGTGTTCAGATAAGTGAAGATGACGGACTTACAATAATTTATTCTAAGGACATTGTTGCAAATGAAGATAGTGTAACAAAAGATAACTGGTTTAATTTTTTAAAAGATATGAGGCAATTCAGTAAGAAACGCCTACTAGACTTTGATGTAAGAGACATTACTAAATCAAATTTAACAAAAAGAGATTACAAGTTTTTATCAAAAAAACGTTTCGGGGACAGTAACATGAACGAATCAAAACTATATGGTACAGCACGTACTAGCTATCAAAAGGTTGGCGAAGCACGTATAATGATCAAGCACACAGAAAATATAAATTTAGAAGCATCCAATCCACGTACAAAAAAGATTGGCACTATCTACATTGAAAGTGCAGGCGGCGAAAGATTCAAGTATCCATTTAAGCACCTAAGCGGTGCAAGAGCAATGGCTCGTCACGTAGCAGAAGGCGGCAACTTATATGATGACTTTGGTTCGCACATTATTGGACTATCAGAAGAGATGGCAAAACTACGCAAGTTTAAATCATACATGGGTCGCTCAGCAGTAATGGCAGAAAGCCTAAGCG